GGAATGCTCCCGCCTTTCCCGATTTGGGATGACGTTCGCACCTTTGACGGAAGACCGTGGCGAGGAATTGTTGATGTGGTTTCTGGCGGGTTTCCCTGCCAAGACATTTCATGCGCCGGGAAAGGCGCAGGCATTGACGGCGAGCGAAGCGGACTCTGGGCAGAAATGGCGCGGATTATTGGGGAGGTACGACCGCGATTTGTGTTTGTGGAAAACAGCCCAATGCTCGTTAATCGAGGACTCGGGCGAGTGCTTGGCGACCTTTCCGCGCTGGGGTATGACGCGCAATGGGGTGTTGTATCTGCTGCCGACACCGGAGCGCCGCACAAGCGCGAACGCATCTGGATTGTTGCCAACGCCAGTGGCGAGCGATGCGACAACTGGCGCAATTATCGGCAAGGACGACAAGTTTTACATGACAAAGACGGGAATGCCGCGCAAGGTCAACCGAAATGGCAAGGACGGCTCAGTGGGATTGGGGAGGCTGGTTCAGCTAAAGAGTTTCCCGACTCCGGCGGCAAGGGATTACAAGGGAGCAAGGAAGCCAGAGACGATGGCGCAAACAGGGCGCAACCCGAATACGAACAGTTTGCCGGACGCTGTGGAGTTTCAGCATGGCGAGACTGGCCGCTTGAACCCGCAGTGGGTCGAGTGGTTGATGGGATGGCCCATCGGGTGGACAGACTTAAAGCCCTTGGAAATGGACAGGTTCCGCGAGTGGCAGCAACAGCATTCGATATTTTGCGAGGTGGGGTGTGATGAATTTTGAAAAAGAGCGAATTGTGCGGTTGCGATTAACGCTAGAACAATCTCTCTCACGAGAGAATTATTTGATGCTTCTGTTGTGGTGCGACAGCGGCGCTTTGCTTGCGCAGCGAGCCGGTGCGCGATTGAGTATTGCCGAAATGCTCCATAAAAAAATAATGCCGCATGTGCCTATCGAGTTTTTGTTTTCTTGCGCCATTCCCATGTGGCTTGGAGCCTCTGTAAAAAACTCTGATCTCGATGTTTGGGTTAAAACATTCGATTTTGATCACAAGCAAATGACGGTGCGACTGCAAGGGATACACCAGTTGCTAGATGCGTGGTTGTCCACAGCGCGATCTGCCGCTAATGATGTGATTGCTAGTCATCAATACGAGCAAGCGTCTACGGAAGTGGCTGATTATGTTGCCTGATGATGACGATAAAACGACGGATCACTACGAAGCATCTGCTTTTGCTTTTGTCGTTGCATTGATTGGATTGGCCATTTCACTGATTCTTGCGTGGATAACAGCATGAAAGTTGCAGAGCGTAAACACTTGTCTCGAATTGCCGATATGGGGTGCATTGCTTGTTTTATGGATGGTTATTCAGACACGCCCGCTGAAATCCATCATGTTCGACAGGGTATGGGTATGTCGCAACGCAACAACCATTACAAAACAATTCCATTGTGTCCGGCGCACCATCGAGGAACGCTTGGTAATCGCGTGCCATCTATCCATGGCTCCCCTGCCGCTTTTTTGCGGTGTTATGGGACAGAGCTTGAGCTGTTGTCGCGCGTTGAAATGTTGCTTGAAATTAAAAAAGTCTCGTGATTTTACATTCATGGCACGGATGCCGTGGGTATTTTAGGTCAATATCCTGTGGGGGGATGTATGAGTAAGGGCAGCTTGTCAAACAAAAAAAGTAGTTCTGAGATTGTGTTGGAAGCAATCAAGGATTTGCATGCGCAAGAGCAAATCGTGACGCGCGAAACACTGTCTGACCTAACGGGACTAAAGCTGACTGTTATTGATGATCGGTTGTCGTATTTAATTGATAGTGGGGATATTCATCGAGTTCAGCGCGGTGTGTTTGTCCCGGCTCCAGAACACAAGCCTGCCCGCATTGTGAGCAAAACAGTATTACCAGGTGGTACGGTAAAAATTGAAGTTGGCGATGATGTGCTGACGCTAACGCCGCGCGAGAACAGAATGTTGGCGGAACTGATGGCTGGGGCTGGATTGCAATACGCAAGCATTGAGATTGGACATCAAGCAGCTAATTTGACGGCGCAGTTGTCATTGGAGTTAAAGCAAGTGCGCCGCGAAGTGGCAGCTTTGCAGGGAGTGGGTTTTCGTGAATGAGTTATACCTTACTTAAAGTTGGGCGGGTTTGGCATTATCGCTACCAGATTAAACACCGACGAATCCAGCGGTCCACACGCGAAAGCAACAAGCGCCTGGCGGATGCAATCGCCCACAAAGCCTATTCAGTAGCACAACAAGAACAGCGAGGGGAATCTACAATACCCACGCTGCTTGAGCTGATTGATGCGTGGTTGTCTGTGCATGCCGATATTGCAAGCGCGCCCCACACAAAATCTGTGCGCGTGTTCAAACGGCATCATTTGCATGGTCTTGGTGGGTTGTTGATTACCGAGATTGATACTGAGCGCGTGGAAGCGGCTCGTTCTCAGCATTTGGCAACTCACAATCGAGCAACAACAAATCAGTGGTTGGCAACATTAAAGCTACTAACCAATTGGGCGGTAAAGCGCAAGCTGATTACACACAAGCCGTTTCTTGTCCCGTTATTGAAAGTAAAAAAACAACCAAAGCCAACGCTAAGTACGAATGTGGTATCGCGGTGGCTTGCGGCGGTTGATTATCACGCGCGGCACAACACAGGGGTGTCTGTGGCTGTGCGCCTGATGTTGGGGTTGGGCTTGAGAGAATCCGAGGCGCTGAATGCGCGCTGGGAGTGGGTGGACTGGGATCGAGGCACATACACGCCGGGCCAAACAAAAGGTGGCGAGGCTGAACCCATACCGATTCCACCTTGGCTAGTTGAATATATCTACCCACACCGTTGTGCGAGTGGCCATGTGGTACGCAACCGGCATAACAGACAGGCTCGACCAGGGTTTACGCGCTTGGTGATACAGCGCGCGAACCGAGATTGCGACCTGCGCGGCATTACTCCACACCGGCTGCGGAGCACATTCGCTACTTTATTGTCTGAGCATGGTGTACCTGTGCAGACAATTCAGGCTGTGCTGCGACATAAAGACCCATCCACGACAATCCGCTATCTGGAAAAAAACATGGATGTGGCGATTCGCGCCCAAAAATCCATTGCCGCGCAGTCTGGGCTATCTACGGTGTTTATTCCTCCAGCCAAACATCGACGCTAATTATCTAAGCTGTATTGGTGGGGTTATCTGCCTTGCCGTCTTTATTTTGGCCAAAAAACCATAGTGCAGAGTAGTGGCGCAAAAATGGCGAACAACAGCCGGAAACCCTTGCGGCGTAAGGATGTACTGATTATTCATAATAATCTGCATGTTTTGAAAAAACGCTTATTTTTCGTCTAAAAAACGCACTGCAAAACGACCATTTTTGAGTGTGCGAACAAGGCGAACTCGCCAGAAAAAACCATCCGTGGAACATTTATAAATGCCATGATTTTTGTTGCTGTTTTGTTGGTTGTTATGGCGGACATGCTTTGTTGTCGCCCCCTTGTGGGGTTGGACATTGAGATACCCGTGCGAACATCCTTCGCGCCATGAATGAGACAAAAAAACCAGAAAAATCAACGGTCGATAAGGTTGTTGTTGATTGGGAGCGCACAGAACTCGATTACCGTGCCGGGGTAAAAACCCTGCGCCAAATTGCGGACGAGTACGGTATTTCTGAGGGTTCGATTCGCAAACGCGCCAAGCGGGAAGGTTGGACGCGCGACCTGTCAATTCGGATCCAGGCGAAGGCCGAAGAATTGGTACGCAAAGAGGCGGTACGCAAGGTGGTACGCAAAGAGCAATCTGCGTACCACGAGCGTGAAGTGGTTGAAGCCAACGGCCAAGCGGTTGCCGATGTAATACTTGGCCATCGAAAAGACATTAGGCGCACAATGCTTCTCGTGTTGGATATGACCAGCAACATGGAAAAGATGATCAAGCCAGAATGTCAGGAAATGCTTGATCGGTTGGGTGTGTTGATGTGCAAGCCGGATGATCGCGGCTTGGACAAACTCAATGAGCTGTACAACTACATCATTTCTCTGCCAAACCTAGTGAAGATGACTAAATCACTGGCAGAAACCTTGCGGATACTGATAGATGCCCAGCGCAAGGCGTTCGGCATTGATGATAAATACAACCCCAATGACGATGCAGGTAGTGGGCTTGGGTTTAACGCGGGGCGCAATATGACCGATGCGGAGCGCGCTGTCAGGATGACTAAGCTGCTCAATGCCGCATCTGAGAGGTGACGCATGGATGTTGCGGCGGCGCTTGATGCCATCAAAAAAATGTCTGCGGAGCAAATTGCAGAATTAGATCGCATGTTGCTGTCGTCGGACGCAACGCCTTGGATTCCTCAGCCTGGGCCGCAAGAAGCTGCGTATTATTCAGAAGCAGACATACTGTTTTATGGAGGCGCGGCCGGAGGCGGGAAAACCGATTTGCTACTAGGACTCGCACTAACCAGCCAGCAGCACTCGATCATTTTCCGCCGCGAAGCGGTGCAGTTGATCGGCATTGAAGAGCGGATGACAGCGATTCTCGGCACGCGCAAGGGATACAACAGTCAAGATGGCCTCTGGCGTTTGCCAAACAGCAAAGTGATGGAGTTAGGTTCGGTCAAAGAGCCTGGCGATTGGATTAAGTACCAAGGTCGAGCGCATGATGCGAAGCTGTTTGATGAAATATGCCACTTCACTGAGTCTCAATTTAGGACGCTGATCGGTTGGTTGCGTACAGACAGACCAGATATTCGGCAACGAGTTGTGTGTGCAGGCAACCCACCAACTACGGCAGAGGGTGAATGGGTTAAGCGATTCTGGGCGGCGTGGTTAGACCCCAATCACCCGAACCCAGCGGAAGCAGGCGAGCTTCGCTGGTATGTCACGAACGAAGCCGGTGAAGACCAAGAAGTGCCGAACGGCGAGCCGGTACAAGTTGGCAATGATTGGGTGAGGCCGAAGTCGCGTACATTCATTCCGTCCTCGGTCGAGGACAATATATTTTTGCTATCAACGGGATATAAAGCTACATTGCAAGCACTGCCGGAACCGTTGCGCTCACAAATGCTGCGCGGCGATTTTAATGCTGGATCGTCTGACCCAGCGTGGCAAGTGATACCGACCGAGTGGGTTAAAGCGGCAATGGCGCGCTGGACAAAGCGTGATGCCAAGGGCGTAATGACAGCTATTGGGTTTGATCCGGCTCGCGGCGGCATGGATAAATCGTGTGTGGCGCGCAGGCATGACCGATGGTTTGATGAGATGGTGTCTGCACCAGGCGTTGTCACGAAAGACGGCCCCACGGCAGCAGGGTTTATTGTGCCATTGGTGCGTGATGGTGCGTGTATTTGCGTGGACAGCATTGGCATTGGCTCAAGCGCATTGGATTTTCTGGTAGGGCTGAACCTGAATGTGCATCCGGTTGTTGGTAGCGAGGCCTCTGCGTCATCAGACAAAGCTGGGCAACTACGTTTCAGAAACAAACGCGCTGAAATGTATTGGCGATTACGCGAGGCGCTAGACCCTACATCAGCTAACCCTATTGCGCTGCCGCCGGATACCGAATTGCTGGGCGATTTAACGGCGGTTCGCTACAAAGTTGTGACGATGGGTAAGGTTGCCGCGTTGCAAATGCGCTCAAAGGATGAAATACGAGAAACGCTAGGCCGAAGCCCTGATAAGGGTGATGCGGTAGCTATGACGTTTGTTGATGGCATAGCACTAGCAGCAACCGGCAGCAACAAAAGCGACTACCAAGAGTCGGAGGCAATGGATTGGAGGCTGTAGGGTTTGCTGTGCCGACTGTTTTTCGGTTCGATAGCGCACATTGGATTTACTGTGACGCGGAGAAACGACAGTGACAGTGGCTATTGATATTACCGTTGAAGAGGTTGCTGTGTCAGCGCCTGATGCGCTGGCGATTACACAAGAAGATTATGCAGATATTCTGTACGAAATTGAGCAACAACCTGCATGGCGGAGTATTGCCGACAAAGAAATGGAGTATGCAGACGGCAATCAGTTGGATTCTGATTTGTTACGAAAACAAAAGGAGTTGGGTATTCCACCGGCCGTGGAAGATTTGATTGGCCCCGCTTTGTTGTCAATACAAGGCTATGAAGCAACCATCCGCACAGACTGGCGTGTTACACCGAACGGTGAACCGGAAGGTCAAGATATTGCGGATGCGCTGAACTACAAACTCAACCAAGCTGAGAAAGCCAGCAAAGCAGACCGTGCGTGTTCGGGCGCGTTTCGCTCACAGATTGGATGCGGTATCGGCTGGGTAGAAGTCGCCAAAGAATCCGATCCATTCAAGTACCCATTCCGTTGTTCGGTGGTGCACAGAAACGAGATGCACTGGGACATGCACGCGCAAGAACCGGATTTATCGGATGCACGCTGGCTGCGTAGACAGCGTTGGCTATCTGCGGATCGCATCAAGCTGGTGTTCCCGCAACACGCGGATTTAATCAATCAATGTCGCACGAATGGCGGTAATTGGTGGAGTTATGTCGATGCCTCCATGTTCGACGGCGGCGCAAGCACCGGCCTGCAGAACGCATGGAATGAAGCGCGCGCGCTTACTATACAAGAGGATCGTTGGTTCAATCCGACAACGAAAGAGCTTTGTTTGTCTGAATTGTGGTATCGACGCTGGGAAAAAGTGCCGGTTATTAAGTCGCCAGATGGACGAGTAGTAGAGTTTGATGACAACAATTTAGCGCATTCGGTTGCGGTGGCAACGGGTGCAGTGAAGGTGATTCAAGCAACCGTTACACGCATTCGTCGCAGTTATTGGCTTGGCCCACATTGCTTATTCGACGGAGAAACGCCTTATTCACACCGCCATTTTCCTTATGTGCCGTTCATTGGATTCCGTGAAGATTTAACCGGCACGCCGTATGGCTATGTGCGTGGCATGAAGTACCAACAAGACGCATTGAACAGCGGAAACTCTAAGCTGCGATGGGGTATGAGCGTTGTGCGCGTCGAGCGCACGAAAGGCGCGGTTGCAATGACGGATGCGCAGTTGCGTAAGCAAGTGGCGCGGCCAGATGCCGATATTGTGCTAGATCAACAACACATGGCGCAGCAAGGTGCACGGTTTGAGGTGAAGCGCGATTACACACTGAGCGAACAACATTACAAGATGCTGCAAGATAATCGTGCCAGTATTGAGCGCGTATCGAATATCACCAGCGGATTCACTGGAAGACGGGGTAATGCTACCAGTGGTTTGCAAGAACAAACACAGGTTGAACAAAGCAATCAATCCTTGGCGCACATCATGGACAATTTCCGTGCGGCGCGCACGCAGATTGGCGAATTGTTGATGGCGATGATTATTGAAGACATTGGCTCTACGCAAACCGCCGTGGTTATCGAAGGTGATGCTATTACGCCAGAGCGCACAGTAGTATTGAATGCGCCGGAAGAGGATGCCGATACCGGCATGGCGTATTTATCAAACGACTTACTGCGCACACAATTAAAAGTGGCGCTGGAAGATGTGCCTAGCACGAACAGTTATCGCGGCATGCAATTGAACGCTATGTCGGAAGCGGTTAAAGCTATGCCTGCTCAGTATCAAGCAGCGGTATTGCCGTTCTTGGTGTCTCTCATGGATGTGCCGTTCAAGCGCGATGTTGTCGAAGCAATTCGCGCTGTGGATCAGCAGCAGTCGCCTGAGCAGATTCAGCAGCAAATACAACAAGCTGTACAAGATGCTCTCACCAAGGCCAACATTGATCTCAAACAGCGCGAGCTTGAAATTAAAGAACGCAAAGCGGAAAGCGACATTAAACATATCGACGCGCAATCTGTGCTGGTGGGTGTGCAGGCCGCATTCTCAGCTATGCAGGGCGGCGCACAAGTCGCGCAGATGCCGATGATCGCGCCGATTGCAGACAAGATCATGCAGAGCGCAGGGTATCAGCGCCCAACACCAAGCGGCGTTGATCCTAATTACCCAACCGCAGAGCAAACCGCCGCTATGCAAATGCGCTCGCCGTATATCCAAGGCGAGGGCGCGCAAGTTGGCAGTGAACAGTTGCCGCTGCAAGAAAAAAACACGCATCCTAATTTTCCGGCAAAGCCCGGTGATGGCGGCGCTGGAATGACAGGGTTGGAGACAGTTAATACAGGCGATAATCTGCCGCAGGAGTCAGCAGGCAATGAGTAATACAACAACCGTCACGTCACAAATTGAAACATCAGTTGGATTAGCCGAGATCAAGGTCACTCATCATGTAGACGATCACCGATTGGCGCTGCATTGCTATTACCCCCCCTGTGGCGGTGCAGGGTTGTTTATGATGTTTAACGGCGGAGTGAAAATTGCTGATGCAACGTGGGCTATGCGCACCGTCATACAGCAAGGGCCATACGAAGCAAACCAAAACCTAACAGGCTTTTTTAATTTTCGTGGTTGCTTGGCGATTGGCACAGGCGAAGTGGTGTCGTCACTCGCGCTGGACATGATTAAAGCAACAGCGCGACCAACAAAGCAGTTGCCGTTATGAGCATCAATGTTGGCAGCGAAAAGTGGCGCAAGATGGCTGATATGTATTTGCGTTTTTCCGTAGATTATCCGCAAGCTGATCGCAGTGATACGGCAGCAATAGCCATGTTTTTGCATGAATCACAAGGAAAGCCCCTCCCGGAAGACACGTTAAATGCGTTCGCGCTAGGGAAGAAATGGATGGATGTAACCGTTGCCGGCTGGAAAGAAGAAATTGCTACTGGCGGGCTTTTTGTGTTCGAGCTTTTGGATGAATACCCAGAATGGTTCTTGGCGCGCGTTGGCGTGCTTAATTTGCGCGCGGATGTAAAATCGTGCGGATGGTGGACAACTGACGCACAAAAAAAAGAATCCATTCGCGCGTGCTTAGGCTGGTAATTTCACCCCTGTAAGGTTCGCACATCCAACAAAACCAACAGACACTAGCGCACAAGTTGATGTGTTTAATCATCAACGAAGAGTGCGTTGGCAACAGCGCGTGACTGACTGATACCCAAGCGGCTACGGCGATATGTGGTGGGAAAAGGACAGGTATGAACGCAACAGCAGAACAAATTAGTTTTATTGATTCGTTGGATGGCAACATCCCGTCACCAGAACAGGCTGCTCAATTATTAGAGTTGAGCGGACAGGGCGATACCGCAACACCGATTGCGGATACAGACGGCCAGCCCAAGGTTGTCCCTAAGACAGTTGACGAGAACCTAGACAAACAGCCCGCAGAAGATGAGCTAAATGCTGACAATGCGGTGATTTTGGCAAAAGACGGAAAGCACACCATCGGCTTTGACAAGCTGGTGGAGGCAAGACAAACGGCACAGCAATACAAGATGCAGGCGGAAGCGGCTCAAGCAGAGTTGCAGAGGCTACAGCAGGAAGCGAGTAATCGCGCAGCGGCAGGCATTCAGCCAACCCCTGTGGACACACAGGTTGTCGCAGCGGCAGCAGCTATTGAAGCTGGTGCTGACCCTGCGCTCTTTGGGGATTTTTCCGAAGAGCAGCTTTCCAGTGGCATTTTGAAGCTGGTGAACAGCAAAGTGAGCGAAGTGGTAGGTGCGGCATTGGCGCAATCGCTGGAACCTATTCAGCGTAAACACCAAGACGATGCCGCGAACGCGCACTACAACGCTATTTATGCCGCTCATCCAGATGCGGATTCTATGGCTGAAAGCCAAGAGTTAGCGGATTGGATTGCCAAGCAACCCTCTTTTGTTCAAGACGGTTACAAGGCCGTGCTGGATTCTGGCACGACAAACCAAGTGATCGAACTGTTTGATCGGTTCAAAGCGGAAAACAATACGACGAACAATTCTGCGCAGCCCAGCCAAGACGATGTTAAGGCCAAGGCAAAAGCCATTGTCGCCTCTGCGACTTCCGCACCGCCCGTGTCGCTATCGGATATTCCCGGTGGCACACCTACAGGCAAAACGCTGGAAGAAACACTGGGCGACATGAGCGGCCCCGAAATGCTGGAGCGCATGAACAACATGACTCCACAGCAAATTGAGACCGTCTTAAACCGATCCCTTTAAGCTAATGGAGAACCACCATGACTAACAAAACGAATGCCGCCGCAGGCGACAGCACAAACATGGTACAACAGGCGGTTGGCCTGTTTGCCACCCACATGCAGCGCAATTCCACGATGGCGCGACTGACTGGCCCTATGCCGAAGGGCGAAGCCGGTGCAGAAGCTACGCTGCGCAAACAAACTACCCAACACATGCCGATTGTGACCTGTCAGGATTTGTCGAAAGGCAAGGGCGACGAGGTGACATTCAACCTGCTGAACCCTGTGAACGCCAAGCCTATTATGGGCAGCAAGAACGCAGAAGGGCGCGGCACCGGCCTGTCGATTGCAGAAGACAAGCTACGCGTGAATCAAGCGCGTTTCCCGCTCGACTTGGGCAGCACCATGACAACGATCCGCAGTCCTGTGGATTTTCGTCGTATTGGCCGTCCCGTGGCGCAAAACTTGATGGATCGTTATGTCGATCAATCATTGCTGGTTCACATGGCGGGCGCACGCGGTTCTCATAGCAACGCAGAATGGGTTATCCCTACCGCTGATGATGCGGATTTTGCGGACATTATGGTAAACCCCGTCAAAGCGCCTACCAAAAACCGTCACTTTGTAGCTGACGGCACAGGCATCAAGCCGTTTGCCGTGAACTCAGGCGAAATTGACTTAGCGACCAACGAAACCATGAAAATGGGCGTTGTGGACGCGATCCGTACCACGATGGAGCAGATTGCACTGCCTCCTCCTCAAGTGATTTTCGAGGGCGACAAGGCGGCGATGGATTCTCCGTTGCGTGTGCTGTTGGTATCTCCGGCTCAATACAGTTCGTTCGCCACGGATAGCTCGTTCCGTCAGTTGCAGGCTTCTGCAATGGCGCGTGCGTCACAAGCGGGTCAGCACCCCTTGTTCTTGGGCGAAGCTGGCCTGTGGAATGGCGTGTTGATCGTCAAAATGTCGAAGCCTATCCGCTTCTATGCAGGCGACACCATCAAGTATTGCGCGGATGCGACAACCGAAACTGAAAGCTCGTGCGTTGTGCCTGCCGGTTTTGGCACTACCTTCGCGGTGGATCGTGCCATTTTGCTGGGTGGTCAAGCAGTGGCTCAGGCACTGGCAGCGTCCGAGAAATCAGGTGTGCCGTTCTTCTGGAGTGAGAAACTGCTCGATCACGGCGACAAGATGGAGTTGTTGATCGGCGCGATTCGCGGTGTATCCAAAGTGCGCTTCGAGGTGGATACCGGAGCCGGTAAAGAGTTTACCGACTACGGTGCAATCGCTATTGATACAGCGGTTCCCATCATCGGCGCTCGACTCTAAGTCAAACAGCGGGGTTAGCAATAGCCTCGCTACTTTTCTGTTTCAGGAGAAATCATCATGGCAACAATTACTTTACCTAAAAACAAAGCGCGTCAGCACGGCGGCGCAACACCTTACGGCAACGTCACATCGGCTGTGTTTGGTTTTACAACCGATGCAGCAGGCGTGGCTGTCAATTCCTCACAAACCACAGCCGTGGCTATCAATGACGTGCTTGACCTTGGCCCATTGCAAGAAGGTTTGCGTATGGACGATGCGAGCATCTTTGTGATTGACGCGACAACAGCATCTGTCACTTGTTCGCTGGGCTTCAAGTATGAAGACGGCGTTGATGATGCTGGCGTGCCGCAAGACGCAGCTTACTTTGGTTCAGGCTTGGCATTGTCCAGCGTGGCGCGTGTGCGCGCAAACGCAGGCAAGTTGCTGACGCTGCCAAAACCCGCCCGTCTGATTATGACGTTTGCAGGTGCGGCGATGGATCAAGCCAGCAGCGTCAAAGTGGTAGTAACCGGCGAGTTGACCGGCACGTTGTAAATCAGAGAGAGATAGGCGCGCAAAGGATTGCCGCCGATTCTTTGATATTTGGAGTGAGTTATGACTCAAAACGATAAGGTTTCTGTGCAGTTTGTTGGACGCAAAGCGCCGTTTTTTGATGATCTGTACGGGTCACGGCTGACGTTTGAGGCAGGACAAGTGCGCGCAGTGCCAACCGCGCTGGCCAAGCAATTACTTAAACACCAAGATTTGTTTGTGTTATCTGATAGTCCAGCAACAGAAAACAAAAAACAAAAAGCGGTTGATGTGGATGACACGGATGCCGTGTTGGAAGAATCGCAGCGTGAACAAGAAGAACAGCACGAACAGCAAATGAATATCGAGGATATTCGTCTGCGCGTGATGACCACAGAAAACAAAGATGAATTGGCGGACATGGCTATGCTGCATTGGCAGCAACCGCTCAAAAAAAGTATGTCGCTCGACAACATGCGTGCCAGCGTCATTCAGTTCATTGACCAGTTTGGCATTGTATGACACTGCAAGATTTAATCGGCCTGTATCGCGCTGAGTCTAACGACAAAGCGCCGCCGTATTTTTTTGACGATCTGGCTATAACAAGCTGGCTGAATGCCGCCCAAAAAGAAGCGGTATTGCGCGGGCGATTGATCCATGAATCATCTAACGCGGCGGTAACAAACATTGCTGTTACGGCGAATCAAACGGTTTGTCCGTTACATCCTACGCTGTACGAAATAGATTACATTGCGTTTTTGGAAACAGGATCGGATACCCCAACGCCGTTGTATTTGATCTCGCGTGAAGATTTGGACGCTGTTGATTGTGATTGGCGCAGCTTAACCGGCACACCAGAGTATGCGATTCAGTCAGACCAGTCCCTGCGGTTATGCCCAAAGCCGGAAGTGGGCGGCACGTTGTTGCTGGAAGGTTTTCGCTTTCCGTTGGTTGATATGGCAATCCCAACAGACATACCAGAAATAAATACTGCGCATCACTCGCATTTGGTTGATTGGGCGCTGCACAAGGCATACAGCGTGCCAGACACCGAGTTTTTTGATAAAGACCGCGCGTCGATTTCGCTCAAAGCATTCAGTGACTACTTTGGTTTGCGTCCTGATTCGGATTTGCGCCGTAAAACCCGCGAGGACGTTGTGCATCACGTCGAGGCGTTCTTTGTATGAGCAAGATGATGGTGGACGTGCGGGTAGGTGAGGCGCTGTTCGTTGGCGATACATCCATCAAATTAAATAAAAAGTCTGGGCAAGTTGCTAGGCTGGAAATTACAACCAACCCTGATATTGAAATAAGGGTTCCTAAAACCTCTGCGCGCATGAGTGTGCTCCAAATGACTGGAGTACAAACTCATGGCGAACACCCTTTATGACTATGCGCGTCAACGCTTTTTGGAAGCGCAAATTAACTGGATGTCAGACACTATCAAAGTCATTTTGGTGGATACTGGTTCGTACACGCCAAACACAGCCTCGCACCAATATCTGTCTGACGTTTCTGGTTCTGCGCGCATTGCTGGCCCCGTTACGCTCACAAGCAAAGCAACAACGGGCGGCGCAGCGGATGCGGCAGACTGCACGTTTACAGCGGTTTCCGGCGCGTCGATTGAGGCTATTGTGATCTATAAAGATACCGGCACAGAAAGCACCAGCCCTTTGATTGCGTACATTGATACTGCAACAGGTCTGCCCATCACACCCAATGGCGGCGACATTATTGTGACGTGGGATAACGGGACAAACAAAATCTTCAAAGTGTAATTTTTTTCAAAACGCAGGAGTGTTTTATGTTAAAGCCAAGAGTTAAAAATGACGGCGAGCGCATTGCCACGCTGGAGTTAGAAAACAAAACACTTCGAAAGGGTATACAAGACGCAGAAAACCAGCGCATTGTTCAAGAGAGCAAGAACAAAGCGTTGGTTATTGAAAGGATGTTTTGGGTTGAGCAAGGGCGCGCACTGCAAAACCAACTGCAAGTCTGGCAAAAAATGTACGCAGATTTGTTTGACCAACTTGGCAAAGGTGTCGTTACCGAACAAACACTAGAAAGCAATCTCGCTCTAGCATCATCAGAGCTACGCCAACCTATTGCAGTGGTTGAATCGGTGAATGCCGCGTTTGCTATGCTCAAGGAAAATACGCAAGGGCGTTATACCTCTATCTCCCGTGGCGGAAGCCGAGAGGAATTATGGCTGGATGATGACGACGAGGATATTTGAAGATGACTGAAGAACAACAGCGTCCACCTCCTATCATTGTCGGCGTTTCAGGCATTGAAGCGCGATCCGATATGGTGGAAGCGCCAGAACCCCAAAGCGCGGTGGACTGGTTTCGTTTATTTCGTTTGCCGTCCTTTGGGATGTTTTTGGATGAATGTGTTATTCGGTCGGCTGGCATGGACGACCTTAACATCAAGCAAGAATACGCCAGCCAATTTATGCGCGCACTCAAGGATATGTCGCTAGAGCCGCAGCGCATGGAGCTATTCGAGCAATACCAAGCGTGGCACACAGCCAAAGGCTGCTGGCCAAACGAAGATTGTTTTGGCAATCTCATAGGAGAGTGATATGCCGGTTCAAGTGTTTAACTCCATGCAGAACAACGCGCCTGAACTGAACGGCAACAGCGCATCACTGATTACCGTGCTTGATGCCGTGTTGGTGAATGGGTATAACACACTGAGTGTGTCCAGCATTACCCGTTCCGGCTCTACAGCAACTGTTACCACGTCAACCGCGCACGATTTTGTAACCAACGATTCTGTGGCGATTTCTGGCGCAACAGAAACAGAGTACAACGGCAAGTTTCGTATCACGCGCACGGGTTCAACTACCTTTACCTACACCGTCACTGGCACGCCAAGTACACCGGCTACCGGCACAATAACGTGCAAACGCGCTTCGGCAGGCTTTGAGAAAAAATACACCGGCACAGAGAAAGCGGTGTATCGCTCAACGCGCAGCGACAGCAACAAACATTATTTGCGCGTGGTGGATGATTCAACCGGCGGCGCATCTTACAAAAGTGCTTTATGTTATTCGTGGGAATCTATGGATGACGTGGACACGGGAACCGTAGGCGCGCCAACCCCAAATGGTCGGCATTGGCCTAAATCCCTTACATCGGACAGCACGGCGCGTTGGTGGTGTATCGTCACAGACGGCAGGCTGGTGTATTACTTCGTTGGAACAGATGTAGGCAAAACCAATGCTAGTGTTTCTAATACAGCCCAATGCTGCTGGGGCGATTTCAAAAGTTTCAAAGCAGGCGACATATACAACGTTATTCACTGTGGCACGGATGCGTATACCAATTCCAGCATAAAACAAGATTTAGCGCTTTCAGTTATGGGTACTTACGATTCCTTTTATGCGACCAGATACATCAACGTAGCGCGCGCGTTCACGGCTGCGGCTTCTGTTGTGAATAATGTTTACATTCTGGCTTGTAGAAGTTTTCAGGTTTTTGGTAGCTCCTCTGGTGTGGTGCCATTTCCTAATCTAGCGGATGCCGGATTTTATATGGCCCCATCGGTATTGGTGGAGCCAACCTACCAAACATTCCGGGGTTTATTGCCTGGCGTGTTTGAGCCGTATCACGGACGGTGCTTTCCCAATAACACTGTTTTCGACGGTGTAAGCGGCATGGATGATCGGCAATTCTTAATGTTGTACGGTCAACACGCTACATTTATTGCCTGTTTTGTGCTTGATATTACCGGCAACGCCAGCGGTGAATGGTGGTGATGCGTGGCGGCGCATCGGTATTGGCGACTGGTATTCAATAGCGGCGCGTATTCAACCTACTGTGCGATTTCCGAGTGGGAAATGCGCACGTCTATTGGCGGTTCTAATGTGGTTTCTGGTGGCACGGCCAGCGCGTCATCAGAATACAGCGCAAGTTATTCGGCGGCGAAAGCCTTTGATGGCAGTGTTGCAACAGACAACGGCTGGCTGTCTGGCAATCATGCGTATGAATGGCTGCAATACGATTTTGGTGCTGGCAATGACAAAGATATTGTTGAGATTGTGCTAAAAACACCCGCCGCCAGCGGCAGTGGGATTGTCAGCAGCAATTTGCCTGTGTATGGCGTGTGCCAAGCCAGCGATGATGCGTTTGCGTGGAATGACGTGTTTTATTTTGGAGGCATGACACAAAGTTTTGCACAGACATTCACATTCAGCACGCCTAAATCCGCTTCTATTTTTTGTGATAAATTGGTGGCAGATTTATCATTGGCCGTCTTTGATGAAACAGACAAAGTAGTTCGCGTGGCGACAGGTATCACGCAAAACTATTCGTCGGATGCGGTTCGGCAAACGCCATTTTCTGGTAATTATCATATTGCAGGCACAACAACCGACATAGCAGCGCCCGTGGCTAGAACGGTGCGTCTACTGGATCAGGCATCTGGGGTGTTGGTGGATGAAATAAAAACACGCGCCAATGGCTCGTTTGATTTTAGAAACATCCGTCACGGGTTGTGGACAGTTATCGGGGTAGATGAAAGTGCCGCGCAAAACAGCGTGGTGTTTTCGCATGTTGAATCGAAGAAACAGTAATTGGAGGCGTTATGTCTTACACGCCGCCGGTCGGTGATAATGTTCAGCTTAACTGGATAGGTGCGCCCTACACGCCGCCTGCCGGTGACAGCATTGTGCTGGAGTTTTCCAATACCGCCGACACGCAATACATTGGCAGCGTTACAGCTAATGATTTGCTGGTGTTTGGCGCAACAATTATCGAGAACAAAACCCGTTACCTTGATCTAACAGGCATTGCTGCGCCTGCTGCTGGCACGCCTGTTCTGAAATGGACGCAATTCGCCACACCACCAGGCATAGCGCCAGAATCATTTGGCTTACCCAGCACAACCAACCGCACGCAGTATTGTGCGCCTGCCAGTATTGAAGCATTTGCAGATGGCACGCCTCGTATTGGTGGTGGAAAAAGAACGCTGAATGTTCCAAGCATCACAGACGCGGAAGACGTAGGTACGCCAGAATTACAGAAAAATTGTTGGCCGAGTGGTATTGCCGCGTCCGGCATGGGCGTGCCTAGTATTTCGCCACGCATGGTGTACGCGCAAGGCATTCGCGGCGAGATAGGCCTGCCCAGCGTGCAGTTCCCACCACGCCCAGCAGGGTTTTTGACGCAAGCAATGGGCTTCCCTGCCATTGATTACAAAACCAAAACGCTCACGGTGTCCGGCATTTCAATACCGGACAATAGTTTTCACGCCATTGGCTATCGCACACAAACCATTGCGCCTTCGTCTGTTCAGCAGAGCAGTGTGTTTTATGATGTGTCGATTAGAAATACTACGCGCATTATTTATCCTTCTGGCGAATACCAGTCGGCCTTCTCTAATTACGCTGAGATTCGCAGTACGCGCCGGTATTTGTTAGCGCGATCCATTACGCCCAATGATGTGAGTGCAGCGACAGTTGCTAATCAAACACCGTCATTGTTTGTGACAGGAATAGAACCGCCGACATTCCCTATCCACAGCATTGCAGAACCTAACCAAACTGCGCGGCCATCGGGGTGGAATAGCCTACAAACCGGCACTGGCGTTGTCAGCAATCCACCCGTTCTAGCGCCGCTTGGGTTTGTTGGGGAATTAGGCGAGCCGGTTATCACGCCGCGTCATCGCGCTATAGAGGCGGCGGGTGATGATGCCGCTAAATACGGCAAAGGCAGTGTGACCTACAGCACACGCACCGTTCGAGCAACCGGCGTGGAAGGTTTTGCGACAGGTGAGGGCGTAAGCGTGACTTATGCGCGCCGCACGATTTATACACCAGGCTCCGAGCACACAGGTGTTGGTCTTGCGAACAATGTTTCTTTTTTGCGGCGATCAATAGCCCCAGCAGGCATTGCGCCTGATACTGCGACGAATCACAAAATCAGCGACACCAAACAAATCATTAAGCCTTTTGGCGATACCATGACACTGTGGGGATCGCGCATTATTCCAGACATTGCTGCGGTGTATCCGCAAGGCGTGGCTGGGGTGTGTGGCACGCCGACTATCGCCAACTTCACACAAACCGCGTGGCCAGTAGGGTTCAAGACGTATCTGCCAGAAGAATGGCGACGATTCGGCAAGGCTGCCGCGTTCCTAAAAACGCAATACATTACGCAAAGTTTTGACGGGGAATCCGGCTTGGTTCCGCCTCGTGTATCACAATCTGTACTGGTGGAAAACAGAAGCAAAACCATTGACGCGGTAGGTGCAAAAAACGACCAGCACGGATTGGCCGTTGTCGAAAATGCAGCCAGAGCGATTGCGCCAATCGGCATGAACGCATCCATCATCAATCCAAAAACAATGGCGGCGTACCGTGTTCGCTCGGTGATGCTGAGCGGAATGGATGCGCCATACTTCTCTGGATTTGGCGTTGTACATAATGCCGCCCGCGTGCTATCGCCTACTGGTTTCGGCGCGCAAGCATTTGGTAACGATGCTTCTATTATCAACACTCGCCGCACGTTTGATCGCATTGGCGGGTTTGATGCGTTGAATGTGTCGTCGCCTATGATTTCCTTCGCAGAAAGAACCATCACTACCGGCGGTGGCTGGTATGCCATTGGGCCGCCAACAATACCACTACCTAAAGTTGATTTGCATACGCGCTACATTGATTGTACGGGTAATGAGTACGGTGGCTTTGGCGCAACCGATGTGTTGATTCACTGGAACAAGATAACGCCACGATGGACGCTAAAAGATTTTGTGGGTGCGCCAAGTCTCCGTAACGTTACGCCAGAATTGCACACCTACGGCCACAACAGTGAATTGTTTGGACAGACAAGCGTGAGAACGCAGTGGCGTGATGTTTTTGCTTTTGGTAGTAACACTCAGCTTTTTGGTAGCTCGCGCATTGCGGATCGCACGCAACACATTACATTATCCAACGGCATAGGCGAGTCAGCCGTCAGCCAGCACATGACGGTCACACAAACACTTTCTCCGCCATACAGCTTGCAAGTTGTTACGCTGGATGGTGACGAAAATCGAGAAGGTGACGGCGTGTCACCGCCGCTCCCTTCTCAGGTTGGCACGCCAAAGTTTCAGCAGAACATTATCTATACGTCTGGTGCGCAAACGTCAGAGTTCGGCAGAGCAACCATTCACGCCAATTCTATTCGTGTGGAGCCTGGTATTTGGGAGGTGTTATTTGGCAAGCCAACCGCCTACCTCAAAACGCGCACGATAGCCGTCAAAGAGTTTCCGCTCACGCAGGTTTTTCAGCCCTCTGCGCCGTCTTTGTCACCACACACGGTTTGGGCAGTGATGGAAGCCCCTGAACAGGCTGTGCTGAATCATCCAAAGAGTTCATCAAGACTACCGTTGCATTATGTGGATGGCAAAGACCACGAGCCGGGTTCCGTGTTTGGCTCGCCTGTTGTGCAGTTAAAACATCGAGTCTTGCAGCAATACCATTTCCCTGACGTGCCAGAAAGTGGTTACGGTCAGCCTAGTGTATTTAATCGACTATCGTACATTGCGCCTGATGGTATTCGTTCTATGCGTGTTGGCTGGGCAACATTGCCGAACGAAGAAACGCTCAAACAATTTTCGTCCACAGATGGCTTTGCCAGCGGAACACCTACCGTTAGTCGCCCGCCATCCGGCACGCAAACCATTGCTGTATCCGGTTTTGATGCCAAAAAATACACGTCAGCCTTGGTCGAACATTTCAATCGCACGGTTGTTGGTCAAGGGTGGAGTTCTGAGCGTTTCGGCGCATCGGACAGCATGGATAAACCGTATGCGTGGCAGCACTTACATGTGGGTGCCCCCATGCCAACCCAGCCAAGCGGCATAGATTCCTGCGTGTTTGGCGCGGGCAGTTGGATTTCGCTCAAGGTGCGCGATTTGCCACTCACGGGCTTTGACGCATTTATCTGTCAATACGATGTGAATGCGTTTGAACAACGTATGCGTGTCACTGGCACGCCAATTCCACGCCCTGTGACCGTCATTACCCCTGTAGGGATTTCCACGGCGCAATCAGGCACGCCCAATGTCGTACCAGCCGTTCGATTTATTAGACCTGACGGCAACAGCGATCAATACAGAAAAGGAGCGCAACATGTCTGACGTTAATTTAATGCCCGTCTTGGGAATGAATACAGTAGCAGAAGATGCTGCACTTGTTGGTGAAAGTGGCGTTTATGTGCGTGATGCTTCTAATATCAACATCACACCGGCTGGGAAAATACGGCTGCGCGAAAACTCTCGATTAGCAACAGCCACTCGCTACAAAAACCTCTGGCAAAGCCCATTGCACAAGGATGTTTTTGGCACGCTGAATGACGACTGGGTGCGGATTTCGCCAGATGATTGGACGTGTGAAATACTGACAGAAGTTGGAGAGGGTGTTGCCTGTCATGCCGTGGTGAATAATCAGGTTGTGGTGGCGGCGCCTAGAGGCCTTTTTCAATTTAATGGTAGCGAAGCTGTGCCGCTCACTATCCCTACGCCGCCCGCGCCATTGGTTGTAGCAAATGAGGGTGGAGAATCTGTAACGGCCGGAACGTATGGCGTGGCCGTGGCGTGGCTTCGTGGCAAAATGGAATCCGCCACATCCATGATTAGCTCTGTAACACTGCATGATAACGGCGAATTAACCATCATGTTTCCGTCTTGTTTTGATATGACAGTAACGGGCGTGAGGCTGTATTTAACAGCCGCCAATGGCGGCGAGCTGTATCGCGCAGAGGATTATCCGATTACCTCCATGAGCGTCACCATTCCTCTACTGCCTGAGCGCGGCGCGCCACCGCAATTCCAATACCTATCACCTATGCCTACTGGCAAATACCTGTGTTATTGGCGCGGACGTTTGTTGACAGCTATCGCTAATGTGTTGCGTTTTTCGGAAGCAATGGCATTTCATTTGCATGACGAACGTCACGGGTTTGTGCAATTTCCGCAGCGCATTACGTTTGTTATTCCGGTGAACGGCGGTATTTGGGTTGGCCAAACCACCCATGTAGTGTTTTTGGCGGGCAGTACGCCATCAGAAATGACAATAAACCGAAAAGGATCGCAAGCTCCTGTGCCGGACAGCGCGTTATTGGTGGATGCAGACACGCTTGGAGCAGACTTGGCGCAAGGCGGTGCAGCGTGTGCGCTATGGTTGGCGGAAAACGGGTATGTCGTAGGCACACCTGACGGACAAACGATTGAGCTACATGCTGGGAAACTATCAGGAATACAGGCAGCGTCAAGCACCTCTGTAGTGTTGGACAATCGCGTTTTAACCGTTATAGGATAAAAAGAACCCGTATTGGGTCAATTAAACAGCAGCGCATGAGTGCAGCACATGAACTGGAGTAATCCACATGTCTCACTCATTAAAAAAAGAACTGGCTCGTGCAATAGCCAAAGAAGCCTACGATATTACTGATGAAGGGATTTATTTTCCCGTGCAATCCGCGTTACTGCGCGGCGAGTATGTCGATAGCGTGAACGGGGGTCCCGAAGTTATTACCTGTAACACCATTGTGGATGAAGGCATTGCCTTTTTACTCAGTGTGGCGTTGGCACAAACAGCAAAACCCGCTGGGTTTTATCTGGCTCCGTTTAGTGGTTCTGCAACGCCAGCACAAAACTGGACTGCATCAAACTTTGCGTCTGTGGCTAGTGAGATTGTGAGTCAAACCGAAGGCTACACGGCTGCCACACGCCCCGTCTGGACGCCGCCAGCCAGCGTGACTGGCACGCAAATTGATAACTTTGCTGCCAAGGCATCAGTAACGATTGCAACAGCCACATCATTAAATGTAAATGGCATTGGCTTGCTGACCAACAGCACGCGCGGCGGAACAACAGGCGCGCTGATTTCTGCTGCTAAATACTCAGCCACCCGTGTGCTGCAAAATGGTGACGTGTGGGATATTGGGTATCGCATTAGTTTGACGGTGTAATGTGCATCAGCCGCTTCCACACGGGCTATTGTCCGTTGGGAGCGCGCTAACAGAACAGGATAGCGCCGCACTTGAATTGTTAGCGCGCAAACTCACGAATCTGCGTCAGTTATCTGGCGTGGACAGTTTGCGCATGGTCAGAAACCTGCCAGATGGCGGGTATGTCATTGCGCAGAACATGGGTGGCACGTTTCGCTGTATCACGCACAAGCCATTACCGGATGCGATCAATCCAGATATTGACGGTTTGGCGCATGATTACATCCCCATGTTGTTTTCTGGCGTAGTAACGAAAGCCGTTGTTGGTGCAAATGAAGGTGTAGGACTGAAATTGTCTGAGGGTGCGCGGCGGCGCATTGCTAACTACGACGATCAAATAGAGGTTGAAAAAGAACCGCACTTGATGCGCTTTGCGATTCCGTATAGTGAAATGGTGTACGAGCTTGCGCCCAAAGTCGAAACGGCATTACTCTATACGCAATATGTCGCCCAACGGCCTACATGGTATTCCGGCGCAATGGCGGAGGTGATGCAGATTGTTGGCGGTTATGGCAGACAGGATTTGAGCGAATTACCGGACACCCCTATTGAGCGCGCGCGCTTGAACATACCCGACAAATACCGCGTTCGG